TAGTGGTTACACGTCTACGTCGTAATGCGGCAGCGCAGGCGCCGGGCCGGTGATCACACCGTCGGCAATGTAGGCCTTGCTGTTCACCGGCACGTCGACGCCGCGAACGGTGACGCGCGTACCGGTGCGTAGCTCTACCTCGCTTAGCCCCGCCGTGGTGTTGATGCTGCGCACGATGGCCACCGTGCGCACGCCGCCGGGCAGCAGGCCGATGAAGCGTTTCCAAGGGTTGATAGTCGCCATCAGTGGTGCCGCTCCAGTCTGATCTGCTGCGATACGCGCACGGCGCCAGTGCCCTCGGCGCTGATGTCCACGCCCAGGCACAGGCCGACCCACGGGCCGGATTCCTCGGGCACGCTGTACAGATGCGCCGGCAGGATCAAGCCGACGCCGTGGTCATCGGCGAACGGGAACAGCGGGATGGTCAAGCTGACAATCTCGATGTTCCCGCCCTTGCTCAGCTCGTGCGTGCCGCGCGCTTGGTTGGCCGGCTGGTCGGTCAGCCAGTCGTCGAACACGTCGGGCGTCGTGTTATCGCCGGCAGTACCGGCGCGGCGCACGAGCATCGAGCAGCCGACCGAGGTGCCCGAGGTGTAGCAGGCATTCCAAGCCGGTTGCGGCGTCCACTCCCCGCCCAGGTCAGTCATCATCGCGGGCGGAATCACTCGCGTGATCGGCGCGTCGACGTCATTCCACTGCCAGGGCGGCAGCGGGTAGCGCGGCACGATGTCGAGGTGATCGCTGTCACGAGCCGGCAGCACCACGCCGCCAATCGTTTCGGCCAGCTTGGCGATAACCTGCATCGCCGTCTGGCTCTGGTAGCTCAGCGAGCCGGCCGGAAAGGTCCAGTCCGTTGCCGTCCAGCTCAGTGTAAAGCCAGTGTTCAGCAGCTCAGCCTCGGCCGCCTGGGCGGCGTTGATCTGCGCCGCGTTCAACCCGCTGCGCAGCGGCGCATAGGGCGCTGCCAACAGTTGGCCACGGGTCGCCCCGGTGATGGTGTAGGCCTCGGCTGGGAACTGCTGTTTGCGGCTGTAGCGCTCGACCAGCACCACCCACGTCCAGCCGTTGATATCCAGCTCCAGCTCGCCGGCACCGTCAGCATCGGGCTGCACCAGCTGCAGGGCGGCACGGGTGAAGATATCGGCACTGAACGACCAACTGAACGAATCGGCATCCAGGCCGATGCGGATGTTCTTCGCCTCGATAGGCGTGCGGCTCGGCAGCGCCACGAGGTTGACGGTGTTCGCGATCATGTAGGTATCCAGAATGGTCGGATCGGGCGGCGGCTCCGGCAGCGGTTTGACCGGGCCGGGGTAGTCCACGTAGGGCAGATCGGTCAGCACACCGTCGACGGCGCGGGCCTTGCCCCATGGCAGCGTGCGCCCCAGGTTCAGCCGGCGCGCTGACTGCCAACGCACGCCCGTGCGGCGCATGTCGGTCGGCTGAATCGCGGGCGTTGCCGGCACGTAGCGGAAGTCAAAGAACACCTCGGGCGACGTGCTGGGGAAGTACGGCCGGCCGCCGAACTCGAACACCAGCCAGTTAGGGCCGGGCACGTAGAGGCTGTCCTGCAGGGCTGTTTCGGCATTGAAGCGCGGGCCGTACTCATTGACCCGCCGATGCCCTGCCGCGATGGCCAGATCCTTGCGGGCCGGCTTGGGGTTGTAGATCAGCCGCAGGCGCAGGTCACGCGGCTGTATCGTGTGATCCCAGCCGCTGGCCACCGCCAAGTCTTTCGCCGGCACCCAGCCCCATGGCTGCGCGCTAGCTTGTGCATCGAGCCGGTCGGCAACACCCCAGCGCGCGGCCTGCTGCAGATCCCGCGTTGGCACCCGCGCCCAAGGCACGGCTGTTGCGCGGCGATCCGCAACGCCCGCGATACGCCAACGCGCAGCGGCCCGGCGGTCGACCTGGCGCAGGGCGTCCCACGCAATTGCGGACGCAGCGCGGTCGGCCGAGGCCGCGCGGCCCCAGCCTCCACCAACAGTGATAGAGCGCATTCAACTCATCTCGACAGGTACAGGCCCGTGAGCCAGGGGCTGGTAGTAGCGCACAGCGATGGCGCGGGCGGTGCCGAGGGGCCGCGATGCGTTATCGCCCTCGGCGGCCCACCATTCCGGCTCAACCGAGGGCAGCGTGCCAGGCTCAGTTATTTGATAGAGCCAACCCGCAAACTGCGCAGGCCGCACTACATCCCCCTGAACAACCCCCAGGCCAGCTTGGAAGCGCGTACCAAAATCGTCGAGTGCTACCGCATAAACCTCGCCACCCGTTACCCGCAAATCGATGGCGTTGCCGGATACGCGCCCACTACCAGCAATGCGCCATGCACCATCTGTCTGCCGCTCTACGACAAGCATCTCTCGGGCAACACTAACACCATCAACCCGGACGGTCGCTGCAAGGGTCGCTGGCACACCCGCAGAACCACCAGCACCGTCATTTAGGTCTATAGAATAAACCACATCGGCAACAACCGATGGAAAGCGAGCAGCGGCTAAGCGGGGCCGCTGCTCATCGGTTATGAGCAAAAGGTGATCAGTGTCAACAGCAGCCGCAAGAAACAACTGGCTATCACTGAAACCGTCGCGGGCTATGAAAAATGCGCGTGGGGTCAGCGTGCCAGGCGCCAATAGATTTCCGGTTTTAACACCTGGGGTCTGAAACCCTTCGCGGGTAATTCGCAGTGTGATCCGGCGAAGTGCGAACCCAAGATCCAGAGGTATTATTTGAGGGGGTAGTACGATCATCGCTCACCCCCAATCAGCTGGATCTAAGCTGGCGAAATATCCGAGATCGTCTTTGTGTGGAAAGATAGGAACCCATTGATGCCCCCCAGGCAGATCCAGCACCTTGACTCGCGATTGCCAAACATTAGGCTTGCCAAACAACCTGCAGACATCAGAGAAGTCGGCCCCCGATAAAGAGGGCTCGCTAATTAAGCCACGCAAGTACCCAACAACAGATGCCGCGGCCGGGGAAGTACCCGCGAAAGTCCCCCCGTGGGCGAATAACGCCGCCCTAACAGGGCTCAAGCGTGATGGGGCCAATGCCGGAACAGCAGTTGCCGTAATCGCTCTCCAATGGATTGCAGGAGAAGCCCCGTAACGTGCTACACCTTGGTCAATTAGTCCCGTCTCTGGATTTCTTAAACAGTTCCCGTAACGCCGGTCTTGCCGGGCAAGCGCATAGGTGCTGTGAGATCCAATGCCATTACCAAGAGAGCAAAATGTCGCAACGCCGGAAAGCCCAAGGGCGTTTACATATGCACCGAAATAATGGGCGAATCCCGTACCCCACACGCCCGGGCTAGCCGAGCCCCCCGATCCAGCATAAAAAATGACGGTCTTTTCATCCGCCACCACGCTCCAGTGAGGGTTAGAGCCCGAATTGAAGCCGCCGGCTTGATAAAAATACGCGCGCTCTGAAGACGCATCATCGGCCCACCCTGCGGAGCGCCGGTTAACGCCCCCCGCTAACGGTGTTGATATATCAGTGACGGCCTCCATGATGTATACGCCCACATACTCGACCGCGGCGTTCCTCACCCAATTGATGATGCCGTCACCATTGCTCAGGCTAAAGCCCCCCGTTACGTCATGGACCAGCTCCCACCCCGCCGCCTCCTTCGCTCCATAGCCATTAACCAGGCACGCCAGCATTACCGTGCGAACACGCTCATAGAGCCCCCCGGACAACACCGGAGATCCGGCGTCGAGGCTGGAGTAATATCTGATTGGCATCAGTCAGCATCCCCCCTCACTTGCAGTTCGAACTTGTCATCGTCCACCGTGCCCTGCCCGCTGATAACGGTGCGAATGCACCACATCGGGCCTAGCGCCGAGTCCGTGTTGAAGCGCACCGCGTTGCCAGCCGCCCAGCCGGAACCCCAGCCCTCACGACGGATCGTGAAGTAAGGTTGCCCGGTCAGCGCGTTGATCGGCGCACAGTCTGTGCTGGTGTTGCCGGTGGCGATCACGCCCAGGCGCTCCTCCACCACGTTGAACGCGGTGTTGCTGGTGAACACCAGCGCCCACTTACCAGCGATGCCACCCGCATTGGTGATGATTGGCGGATAGCTCAGCTGGTTGTATTGCGCCGTGGTGGTGTTGCCGATGGGCGCATCGGTCCAGTTCGGCGCGCCCTGGCTCCACGTTTGCTGCGTGAACCAGGTGTGAATCCGCGCCTGCAGATCGCCCCAGGCCACCGCACTCGACACCTGCGCCTCGCCGGCCGGCAGTTCCCACGGCAGCGGGGAGCTGATGCCCAGCTGGCCGGTAATCTGCACCTCGGTGCACAGGGCCATGTGCTCTACGCGGCCCCGCACGATCAGCGGCAGGCCGAGTGGGTTGCCCTCGGCATCCTGTAGCACCAACGGGTTTGCCCAGGTGACGGTGCCCAGCTCGCGATCAGCCGTGAACGAAGCAGCGCGCAGCACCGTGCCGGCACCGTCCACCACCTCGATCTCGGCCTGTTGCGCGCGGTCGAGCTGCAGCGTGCTGCCAGCGGTCGGCGAGGCCACCACCGTTTCGGCAGTGTGGTGGATCACCAGCACATCGCCGTCGCGGTACACCGGCACGCGGCCATCGGCCGGCAGGCGCACCGGGTCAAGCCCCAGCAAGCCGGCATCCAGCGGCAGGCGCGTTTGTACCACTGCGTTGTAACGCAGCAGCAGCGGGATCACCGGAATGTCGCTCGCGCCGGTGTCATCGTCCGGGTCGGTGGTGAACGTCAGCCGGGTGATGCCGGTGGTTGCGTCGACGGTGCCGCGCACAATGCCGGTATTGAACTCGCCGTTGAGGTTGCTCACAGCGGTGATCACCTCGGCGGTATCCGCGCGCACTGCCGTCACCTGCATGCTGCCCGCGCGCAGCGGCGCACCTGGGGTGCGGTACGTTGCAGCGGTCACGCTGAAGCCCACTGCAGCAGTCAGGCAGGCCAGCACGCTCACCGCGCCCGAGGCGTTGCCGCCGTAGCTGCTGAGCGTGGCGGTACGGTCGGCATAGTTCACCGTGCCCACCGCTACGCCGCCGTTTGTGTTGCTGGCAACGTCGCGGTACAGGATGCCGGAGCGGTCGCAGTACAGCCCACCGTTCCAGCTGAACAGCAGCGAACCGGGCACGATGGGTTCAGCAATGCCTG